CCTCTGCAAAAAGGAAAATAAATTCATGAACTGAACAGGATCTAAATAGCGAATATCAAGAGGTTGCGCCTCTGGACACTGTTGATAATGAATCAATGCAAAGCCAAGAATCAGTCGATAATGAAGCCCAGAAACGGGATGAAATTAAAGACAGAGATTTTAGGGCATTGCGTCAGCGTCAGAAAGAACTAGAATGGGAGAATAAGCAAAAAGATGAGATGATTAATAAGTTTTTGCAATCGCAACAAGCTCAATCACCTCAACCGATTGCAGAACCCGAAGATGCGGACGAAGATTTTGTACCTGCGGGTAAAGTAAAGGGTATAGCACGTAAAACCATGCAACCCCTCGAAAAAAAAATCCAAGAGCTGGAAAGTAGACTGGCTCAACAGGATCAACAAAAGCTAATCCAAAACCTACGGTCTCAATATTCTGATTTCGATGACGTTGTAAATGTTGATACGTTAGAAATATTAGAAAAACAAGAGCCAGAGCTTGCAGCAACCATTGCATCGTTTAAAGATCCCTATAAAATGGGTCTACATAGTTACAAATATATTAAAGCTTTAGGTTTACTTGATAAGGTTCCAGATGCTAGGCACAAGAAAGAAGTTGTACAAAAGTTAGAAAGAAACGCAAAATCGGTTCAATCTCCAACGGCATACGACAAAAGACCTATGGCACAAGCATTTGTTTCAACTCAAGCAGACAATAAGCGATTATATGAAGAAATGATGGGATATGCTGCTAAAGCTAACGGTTTCTAAACCATAGGTTTTAGTTATGTCAATCAATCTTGGGAATATGCCTTCTCAGATACAGCAAAACTATACGAATAAGCTTCTTTCAACACCTGAAAGAAACTGTATTCATAATCTTTTTGCTGCTGTTATTGAAGTGCAAGATAATGACGGTTTTATCAATCGTCAATCTCGCTATGATGCATTGGATACTTTTGAAGTTCCAGTGGATAATGCACAATTAAATCCGCCTTCACAATTACTCTCAAGGGTAGATGTTGATTGCCGCGTAAGAAATTACGCAACATATATTGTATTGACTCGTCAAGTTACAATTACTAATCAAGATCCGATTTTAAATGCATCTGCAGCACGTCTAGGACAGGCTTATAAAGAAACATCGGATATCCTACAACGTGATAACCTTGAATCTTCTGCATCAGTTATCAACTCTGTTGGTGGTTCAAATGGTGACCTTCCTACTGAAACTGCTTTATCAGATTTAGATGAAATCGTTGCTTTGTTACAGACAAATGATGGCGAGTATATCACAAATATGATTGATGCGTCAAGAAAAATCGGGACATCGCCTCTTGGTGATGCTTACGGTATGATGTGTCATTCTCGTATGATTCCTGTTTTAAATAATATTACAGGTTTTAGACGTAAGTTTGAATATGGTACAGGATCTATCGACACTCTTTCCAGTGAATGGGGTGGTGTTAATAACATTCGTGCTTTTATTTCGTCTCAAGGATCTATCAGCAAAAATGCTTCATTGCTAGGTAATGATATTGCTAACTGCTTTATCACAGCTTATGAAGGCTATAAAGTGGTATTCCAAGCAGGCGGAAGAGCTAAATATATTTATACTCCACCAGGCGTATTAAATGACCCTGCGCACCTTCGTCATGCTGCTGCATGCAGTTTTTACCAAGGCCAATGTGTCAACAATGACCTCTGGGTACAGAATTTACGCTCAACAGGAATATAAGGAGGTCTTAATATGTTACCATATCAGTTTATAGGAAAATGGGATTATACAAATCCTGAAGCAAATGTGAAAGCGGTCAATATTCCAATGACGGATAGACCAGACTGGATCTATGTCAAAAACTTGACAAACTGGGGCGATGGAAGCACGCAAGCAGCTATCGAATCAGAATGGTATAGCTCTATGGCGCAAGGTTCCTATATCCAAATGGGACAAGGAGGAGGTTCAGGCGGTAACTATGGTTATGTTTATACATTAACACAACCAGCTACTGTTGCTGTACAAACTCCAGTGTTATGGTTTGATGCTATCGGTCCCGCAAATGGTGTCTCTGTTGCAGCAGGTACAGGAAATATCACTATAGCTAATGCAGGTACATATAAAATAGAATTTAGTGTATCAGGGACAGAACCAAACCAATTTGCTATTTTTGTTAATGGTGTTGCTCAAACTAATGCTATTTATGGATCTGGTGCAGGCACACAGCAAAATACAGGATTTGTAATTGTTACAGTTCCGGCTAGTGCTGTTATTACATTAGTTAACCATACATCAACTGGTAATACTGCTATAACATTGGCACCAAACGTTGGTGGAACAGAAAACCAAGTTATGGCATCGGTCACAATTAATCAGTTGGCATCTTCTGGAAGTGTATTGAGTAATTCTAAAGGTACTAGCGGTGGCTTTACGTTCATTGATCAAACTAAACCTCCTGTTTATGCTAAAGTTGCAATTACTGCAATCGACGGTACAACAGGCGTTGTTTTAACGGCTAATACCGCTGGAATAAGCGTTGGAGACTTAATTAGACTGATAAATGTAACTGGAGCATTAGAACTAAGTTCTATGTTGTTTCAAGTTACCGCGGTTAGTGCAGGTGTAAGTATTACTTTTGGTAATTTTGCAACTGCTGCTACTGCAGGTTTCTCTGTAGTTAATGGAACTACAGGTTTTTATCAGAAGATGTATCCTGGATTTATGTATCCTCATGTAAATGATGTGATTGGTATCACACAAGCTGTACAAGCTAAAGTCTATTTTGCTAGAAAAAATGACTTTACAGTTGGTGAACTTGTTGATTTCAACATTCCTGTAGCTTATGGAATGAATCAATTAAGCTTTCTAACTGGTAGATCAGCAGAAACCTCATCACTTAATCCTCCAGGCGCCCCAAGAGTACTTCAAGTAATTAACTCGGCTACAGAGTCCTCAATTGTGTTAGATTATGACACAACAGGATTTACAGCCTTTGCTTTACCTACAAGTGCAAATTATCTAGGTGGCGTAAATGGTTCTCCTGCAACTTGCTTCCCTGCAGGTTCTGGCGTTGTGCCATTTGGGGCTAGTGCAACCGTAATCGGAAGTGCTACGATTCCTCAAAGCCCGCCTGGTTATAATTTGTTAGACGCAAGTGACAATCGCGCTCAATATGTAATGAACTTAGGAATTAATGTTGTGGGTGCTGCTAATGCTCACATGGTTGTAATGGCATTTAAGGCTGATACGAATAATCAGATCAATAATGCATAAATAAAATGGGTGGGGCAATTTGCCTCACCCTTTAAATAATAGGTAAAGAATGCTAGTAAGATCAGTAAGTAAAAAAATCATTAATCATAAGCCGAAAGCTGAAGTTGAAGAAATGATTAAAAAGATGCGTAAAGAAGATGAACGACTTGTAAAAGGTCAATTTGAATTTACAGAAGCCGAAGGCGGATTTTTCGATTTTTGTTATCGCATTTATCCGGGTGAAGGCATTCAGCATTATACATTAGTTCATGGTGAAATATGCGACATTCCTTTCGGTGTTGTTAAACATCTAAATGGTTGTAAGAAAAAGATCAGACGTTATAGTAATGTTGAGCAAGCTCCTACAGGTGCTACAAAGATACCGAAAACCTTTGATACAATATCAAGAGTTAGATTTGTTCCAGTAGATTTTTTATAAGGTGAAATATGTCAGTAGGTAATTTACAAGATATAATTGAGAAGATTCAAGAGGTGTCAGCTTCTGGTAATAGCAATCAAGTTACTCTTGATAAAATTATCAAGTATATCAATAGCTTTTATCTTTATGATCTACCGAATGAATTCCGTAACCTGAAATTAGAAGATGTTTACACTTTCAATACAATACAAAATGTTGATACCTACCCTTTTGATTTCGATCATTGGGAAACAGTTCAAGCACCTGCATATTGTGGTAAAGCACCACTGATATTATTTCAGAATAAAGCAAGTTTCTATAATTATAATTGGTCAGGGCAACAGTTGCAAAACTTTGCAATAGGTAATGGAACTGCAGGAACTCCTCCTTATACATTTACAACCCAAAAATATCCTATCACTGCAAGTATTAATAATAATCCAATAGCTGACACTGAATTATCTAGTACTCAAATATTTCCCGGTGGATATCCTCCTACCTTTAGGGAACCTAATATTTCTAGGATACAGAACATCCTTATATCTGCAAACACAGCAACATCATCACTTGCGGTAACAGATGATGGCGCAGGTAATTTGATAGGTGATTGTTTGCCTGGTGGCACAATAGATTATCAGACGGGTAATGTGGCAGGTTTAGTTTTTACGCAGGCAGTACCACAAGGAAATAATGTCACAATACAATATTTGCAATCAGTGCAAGGTAAAACCATACTTGATGTTATTTTTTCAAAATCAATTTGTTTTACGGCCAGTTCCAGATCAGGCATATACAATTGAGATGACAGCTTATAGAAGACCATCACAGGCTTTACTAGGTACTACAAGTGTTTCATCGCCTAATTTATCAGGAAGACCGGAACAAATGGACTGGTGGGAACTAATCGTTTATGGTGTAGCTAAGAAACTGTATCAAGACAGATTGGATGACATGGGAGTCCAACAGATGCAGAAATACTATGATGAAAAATTGAGTAATGCTAATACTAGATCATATGCGCAATTAGGAAAAAGACAATCTCAAACGATGTTTAGAGACGAAACAAGAAATCAAATCGGTCAGACTAATGGCCAAAATCAATGGTGATATAATGGAAGTAAGAAAAAAAGATATTACAAAGAAACAAATGGGAAAACAAAAGACGCTTCAAGATGAGGGACATTATCAAGGTGGTAAAAAAGATCCCATGAAACTTACCCAAGCATATGGAACAGGATTAAAAGATAAAAAACCTGCTGCTCCTTTGGCTAAAAAGAAAGGAATAAATAAAGGGAAATAGTTGACTTATTATGCAAAAAGTAGGCACTAAACTTCACGAAGATACAGACCGATTGTTTACTTATCCGATGGTCAAATACGACTGCGATGGCTGGGCTGATGCGTCTAAGTTTAGCCCCATAGATTATGATTTGCTTTACCTCAAAATAGAGGGATTAAAAGATACTATTCGAGGTTGGTGCAGTCAAAATAGATGGGATGGTATGAGATGGCAAGATGGATATAAAGTATTATATTGGAAAAGGTCAACAATTGATGAAGAAAGATAATTAAAATTTTAACTTAAAAATTTCATCATAACGATTAATTATCAGACGTTGTTTTGATTAATGTTATTAAAGAATAGTTTAGATATACTTTTTTGCTATTCTTTATTTTAATTGTTTCAAGCAAATTTGTAGCATATTCGAAACTTATTTTAAGTTTTCTTTGAAGAAAAGATGGCGATAAGGCTCCATAT